GCGGACCCATCTCGGAAGAGAATGGATTTGAAAAGCAGCCTCTCTGACCTCAGGCATTGTGCCTAAGGATTAAACCTTCCCGCGAGGGAAGGCACCCATCGCCTAGTCAAACGGGTTTTATACCGTATGACGGTTTTACTCAAGTGATCCTTATCCCAAACAAGAATGTCTGGCATATGGCATGAACCTTCCTTATACTCCTCACGGGGCATATGGAAGCACTTAAGTAAAGCGGCGTAACCATCTAACCTGTCCTGACGTTTTATCGGGACAAGCGCAAAAGTTCGTGTTAAGAACTGATGCGTACGGTTGCACCACTTGTGTGGTTCAACCGCGTCAAGATGAGTATGCCACCCTAGTGAACCAGAATTCTTAGATACTAACGGGAGTCTGCTTCCTATTGCATTCTCCACGAGTTCTCTAAGACAGGTGCTGGTAGTGTAAAGTCCTTCTAACCACATGTGGTTAGATAGGGCTACAAAATCAGCAATAACACTAGGACTTCGGGCGATTTGTTGATCTGGACGGTCGCGGAGATAAAGAGGTGTTATATCAACCCCTCTAAACGCTTCAACGCCGCAGCTTTCCTTAAAGTTTCCTGAAAGGAAGCTCTTCTTAGTGTTGACTGTGAGGCCAACACCTTGAAGCCAGTTCACAACCTGATGTGCGTACTTCGTGTGAACGATGATATCATCGCCGTACACTCGAAGACAACGACTGGCGCGCCTAACATTCCAGTGAGTAGGGGATAACCCCTGCTCATCCAGAATGGCTGCAATGCAGACTACCGCAAAGCAAACACTCTGAACTGGAAATGTTAAAGCGTTACCCATTCCGGCAAACTTACCGAGGGTTAAAGTAGGCTTGGTTGCCTCTTCAACAGTCGGCGAACGGCAATCGATCATTCTCTGATAGAACTCAGGGAATTGTCTGAATACTAACTTTACGAGTGTTATACTCATAGAGTCAGATGCAGACTTAAGATCTAGTGTTGCCCAGTTGTCGTAGCGGGAGCCCTCAAGAGCCAACTTTTGATTGTACTCTTGATGGGTTAGTGCGATGCAATTACGGAGAACTCCGCAACGATCTATAGCAGATCGCAACACGGACTTCATCCCCTGTTGAATAAATTGATTCAACATGGGTTCAATCGTAATTGTCCGTCTTGATGTAGAATTTTTCAAGACGGAAATAAGCTTCGCACTTGCTAGTCGCGGCTTACGTTCAGGGAAAGTCTCTTCCTGAACTGGACAAGGATCCTCTTTACTTCCAGGAACTCGTCGCGAGAAATCACTCTCTCGCCATAAGTCCCTGTTGCTTGATCTTCCCAAACGTTCAGGAAGTCTCGCAACGAGGTAGTTAGAGTACCCAAGCCAGTCGGGGAGATCTGTGTCATCGGTGATGACACGCTCAAGGTCTTGCCATTTCTGGTTAGACCTGAAGCCTTCCTTGACCGCACCTGGACCGTGTTTGCACGTGACATATTCCGTCTCCTTTTGTTTGAGGGGATGTAGTATATAACGACAAACACGATCAATGTGATGATCGAGCCTGTCGGGTATTACAACCTGACTTGCTCTCTCATCGCACTGATAAAACTCTGATACCGCCTTTTGATGAAGAAGTTCTTCATTTTCTGGTGATACCATAGTTTTCTTAAAGAATTGAAGCACGCCGTGAAGCGCCTTCAGGACCACGAAATCGGGGTCTTCTTTAAGGAGTCCAGTCCACGGATCGAAAATTTCACAGAACATACCCTGAAAAATACAAGGGATTGTTCCCCCACGGATTTTCTTAAATCCAATGGGGCAGGTGAACCATCCAGAAGAAATGCCTCTCACGAGAGCATCGTCTAAAGATGGTAAAGCTTTGGTTAGGAAACCATAGCCCTCATTTTCGAACCGATACTTGATCGTGATGATATCACGATCAAGGCCTTTCACATCAGGATTCAGCCGCTTGACGTCAGTCAAGTAGCTGATGAGGAGCTCTATCGGACTTTTCATCATTCCTCCTATGGGGTAATGATTCCGAGTCCTCTAGTCAACCTCCGGTCAAAAGACCTATCTGCCAGTCAATCTATCGAATGACTGTAGTATACGAGTGAAACAAGTATCAATGGAACTTGGCAAAAGCCAAGAGGCAAAGATACAGAGACACTCTGATACTAAAAGCCCAATAACAATCCAGCCTATAACGCTTATGGATGGAACCTTGAGAGGTGCCATTCATAGGTTACGACTGGAATGCAATGAGTTTTGCAGTTGTGACTTGCGAATCGTCACGGTAATCCGTAAGGGCCTTACAGAGCGCGACAATTGCCGCATCCGTAAAGCCAGTAAGGGGCCGGACGATTGTAAGGGAACAAGAGGCAGTATACTTCTTGTTCACTCCCGTAACGGGGTCAGGGGCAACAACAGTCTGCAACATTTGCAGATAATGTTTGTCGCCTCCGCCCTTCAGAGTAGCGTGGTTCGTGATAACGGAATAACCGTTAGCACTATCACGCCGTTCTGAGCCATACCCGTCTTGCTTCACTAACGCAAAGCTAAGAGCGGG